ATGGTCGATCCGTTGATTACCTTCGTGCTGCTGGCGGCCATTGCGGCTGTCTCCATCGGTGCCGCTCGCATCGTGTCGTGGCTGCTGGACCGGCGTGATCATGCCGCTGTCCGACGCGCCAAGGAGGCGGCCATCGTCGCCCAGGCACGCGCCGAGCTGGCCGCCACCGGCTGGACCCCGGATCACGAAACGCTCTATCAGGCCGAAATCGCGGCCACCAAGCGCGGCGATCTGCTGGCCCCCGCCAACTACGCCGAGCAACAGGAGGCCGCCAATGTCCGCTGAGTGCTTCGTCATCAGCGCCTCGGATTGGGACCGGTTGATGTGGGGCTTCGCCGGCATGTGTCTGCTGGTCACGATCCTGTTCGTTTTCTCGCTGGTCGATCTGGATGCGGTTGAGCGAATTCTGCGGTACGTCGTGCGCCGCGAGCTGCGCCGTCGTCGCATTGCGCGCATCAGGGGTGATCGCAATGGCCGTTGATCGTGCGCGTTTCCGCATGGCCGTCGTTGGCGGGGCAGGGGGCTTTTCCCCGCTTTCGCCCGGTGAAAAGGGGCAGCTGGCAGCGGCGGCAATTGGCCCGGGGAGTAACACGGGCCAAAAGGGTCAGCAGGACGCAATCATTGACTACCTGACCATTGTGGTCCCGCTCTCCGCCCTTGAAGAGGTGAACTGCAAGAAGCTGGACCTCTTGCTGTTCCGCATCTTCGGCTTCCGTGGCGAGGTTGTTGCCGGTGCGATTCGCGAGAAGAACTGGAACTTCTACGAACAGTCGGCGGTGCTGATCGACCGGGAAAACGAGGTGGTTGGTCGTGTCGGCATCGGCGGCAAGAAAAGCACTGTTTGCCTGAGCCTCACTGGCATGGGATGCAAATGGATTCGTGACTGGGCGCGCGTCTACAAGCAGTGCGCCATGCTGGACGCCAAGATCACCCGCGTTGACTGCGCGCACGACGACTACGAAGGCGAACGCCTGGACGTGCATGCGCTCCGCGAAGTTGCCGCGCAGGGCGGTTTCACCGAAGGCGGCTGCCCTCCGCGCCATCGCTTCATTTCCGATGAAGGCCACAACACCGGCTGCACGCTGTACGTCGGCGGCAAAGGCCACAAGGAACTGTGCGTGTACGAGAAGGGCAAGGCCGAAGGCCTACCGTCCTCGCGTTGGGTGCGCGCCGAGGTGCGCCTGTACGGCAAGCACATGGAAATCCCGCTGGACGTGCTGTTGAACCCTGGTGCGTACCTGCGCGGTTCGTACAGCGCCCTGCACGACCTGATCAAGGGCGTGTGCACGCGGCTGCGCACGATTCGCAAGCACGTCGAAGTTTCTGCCGAGGCAATGGTGCTCTGGATGGAGCGTCAAGTTGGCCCGGCCCTCAGTGTTCTGCGCGGAGCGTTCGGAGATTCATGGTCCGACTTCTGCGAGGCCCGCATCGTCCGTGACGGTCACCCCGGACGTTTTCGCGGTATTGCCAAGGGTGACGCACTCCATCGTTATGTGAGGGAAGAACTATGCCCATCTGCCGCGTGAAGTCCGCTGCCGTCGAAGAACGGCACAACAGCAAGACCAACACCATCAACCGCTCGCAGACCGTTGGCCTCGACCTGGGCAACGGCTTCGAACTGCCGTTCCGTGTCGGCCTCGGCTCGCGCCCGCCGTACACCCCGGGCGAGTACGACATTGATCCGCAGTCCTTCGCACTGAGCCAGTACGGCGATCTGGTGCTGAAGCGCTACGTGGACCTCGTTCCGCTGCAGGCGAAGGCCGCAGCCGTCCCGGCGAAGTCGTAAGCCATGGCCGTGCTGATCCCTGCGTGCCGCGAAGCCGACCTGGACACGGCCACGGGGACCTGCACGGCTGTGGTCTGGATTCCTCAACCGGCACTGCTGCCGGAACTGCCGATTGAGGATGCCCAGGCCATCGGGGCAAAGATCGCGCTCTTGTGGGCCTTGGCGTACGTGTTCCGGCTCATCCGCAAGAAAATCGAACAGTCCTAGGAGGACACATGCACAAGATGTTCAACGCCCTGAAGGGCAAGGGTGCCGCACTGGCGGCTGTTGGTACCGCTGCGCTGGCCTCGGCGCCGGCATTCGCCTCGGGTGGTGGTGGTGGCGTCGACGTGGGCAACGTGGTCACGGCGATTCAGGGCGCTGCTGCTCCCATCGCCGCCATCGGCGGTGCCGTGCTGACCGTGCTGGTTGGCATCAAGGTCTACAAGTGGGTGCGCCGCGCGATGTAACGGCAACCGGGGGGCAGGGCCGACTCCCTCCCCCCGGTCTTCTAACGCCCTGGACAGGGCAGGGGGCTTGGGATGGAAGGGTGGATCTGGCTCGGCGCATGGCTGGTGGCCTGCGCGATCATCTTTGTGGACTTCAGCTGATGCTTCGACTGATGCGATCCGTGTGCACTTCCGGCGCTTCGTTGCTCGCCATCGGCATGTTGTTCGGGCTGCTTTCGTTCAATGCCTACGCGGCGCCATTTGTCCTCTTGCCCAGCGAGGGCGAGGCGAGCGCACGTTGTGAGGCGAACCGCACCGCGTCGCAAGACGCGTTCAATGGACAGCCGAATCCGCCGAGTTTTACGTGCAAGCGCACGAAGGATTCATTGCAGATCGTTTTCTCTTGCGTCCGCGCGGAAGCGGGCGTGAACGGCATTTGCATTCGCGACGGCGATACGTATATGTATGGCGCGCTCCTGAAAGACAGCTGTGAGAACCAACCGGAGTACACCGGGCAGGGGCCGTGGTCTAACCTTGGCGGCTCTGCTCGGAGTGGCAGTATTGGCTGTCGCAACGGTTGCGACGGTATGTGGGGCAAGAACGCCGACTCAACGTTCACCTGGACACCGACTGGTGTTGTATGCCCGGCTGATGAGAAGAAGAATTGCGAGCAGCCAGAGCTGGCAAATGCTGGCTATTACTGGAACGTTGCGCTGAGCGTTTGCGAGCCGCCGAAGCCGCAATGCGAGGGTGGCAAGAACCCTAATTCTCTCGGTCAGTGTGCGCCTGAGCCGTGCCCGGACGGCATGGCCTCGCAGGCGGATGGCACCTGCAAGAAGAAGGACAACGAATGTCCGGCAGGCCAGGTGCGCTCGCCGGATGGCAAATGCTTGCCCGGCGACGGTCAGTGCGCAAGCGGTGAGGTTCGCGGGCCCGATGGCACCTGCAAGAAGGATGGCGACGGTGACGGTAAGCCGGATGAGCCCGGCGATAAGGACACGTTTTCAGGGGGCGATGACTGTAGCTCTCCGCCTTCGTGCAGCGGCTCGCCCATCATGTGTGGTCAGGCTCGAATTCAGTGGCGCATCGACTGCAACACACGCAAGAACCGCAACATCGCTGGTGGCCTGTGTAACGCCATGCCGGTCTGCACAGGCGAGAAGTGCGACGCGATGGAGTATGCCGGGCTTCTGATGCAGTGGCGCTCTGCTTGTGCCCTGGAGAAGATGGCTAGCGACTCCGGGAACAGCGGCGGGAATGCTGACGTAAAGGCAATTCGTGACGCTTTGACCGGCTCTGGTGGCTCCGTGACGACCCCAGCAGATCGACCGGCCTCCGATGTGTGGTCGCCAAGCAGTGGGCAGCCAACGCGGCCTGATACTTCGGGTTACGGCTGGGGCAGGGGATGCCCGCAACCGCCAGCGATTGAGGTCATGGGGCAGACCATCGCGTTCGACATTACACCGTTGTGCCGTTGGCTCGGCCTCGGCAGCTATTTCGTTGTCGGCCTCGCAGCGCTGTTCTGTCTTCGCATCATTGCCAGTAAGGATGCCTAACCATGCCAATGCTCATCAGTACGCTACTGACCGCGCTCGCCGCGCTGTTCCGCTCGAAGTGGGGGCCGTGGGTTGCTGAGGCCATGGTGTGGCTCGGCATCTCTTGGGCAACCAATGAATTCCTCGTGGATCCTTGGATCAGCCAGATGGAAGACGCAATGCGCGCCGGTGCGCCGGGCGGCGAGTGGGGCGCGCTGGTGGTGTCCTATGCCGGCATCATGAAGTTCGATGTGGCGTGCACGATGATCGCCTCGGCTGTGACGGCAAAGTTCGCTGTCGGTGCCGCGAAGACGTTCCTGACGAAGCGGACCTGACATGCCTATCGAACTGTTCACCGGGCAGCCTGGCAACGGCAAAACTGCGCTCATGATGGAACGTCTCGTTGCCGAGGCGAAGGCGGCGAATCGCCCGATCTTCGCTGTCGGCATTGATGGCCTTGATCCCGGCCTTGCCACTGTGCTGGATGACGCACGGCACTGGAACGACAAGGATGCCGAGGGGAATTACATCGTCCCGAACGGCTCGCTGATCTTCGTGGATGAAGCATGGAAGTGGTTCGGACACCTGCATGACGCCACGCGGCAGCAGACGCCCAGGCACGTACTGGAACTGGCCGAGCATCGTCACCGTGGCTTGGATTTCGTGTGGACGACACAGCAGCCGAATCAGCTGTATCCGTTCGTGCGCGGCCTGATTGGTGCGCACTCGCACGTGGTGCGGCGTTTCGGCACGAAGATGCTTGACGTCTATCGCTGGGGCGAACTCAACGAGGAGATCAAATCCCTTGCAAAGCGCGACATGGCCCAGCGCACCACGCGGCTACTGCCTTCGCAGGTGTTCGGTCAGTACAAGTCGGCTGAGGTCCATACGATCAAGGCACGCATTCCGCTCAAGGTGCTGGCGCTGCCGCTGATGGCACTCGTTGGTCTTGGCCTCGCCTATTGGGCATACACGTTGCTACGTCCGTCCGCTGTTACGGGTGTGGCGGACACAAAGGGGACGCAATCGGCGTTAGCCGATGCGGCCCCTGCGCACGCTGGTACCAGTTCGCGTAAGGAAGATGCGCCACGCTGGCCGACTGCCGCTGCCTATGCAAAGGACCATCTGCCGCGCATCAGCACCATGCCCTGGACTGCGCCGGTATTCGATGATCGACAGGCGCGATCTGACCCGCAGTTGGTGTGCATGTCGTCCATGGAAGGGCTGGATGCGCAGGGTGTGCGCCAAGAGGCGAGCTGTCGCTGCCTCACCGAGCAAGGGACAGCGTATGAGTTGAGCCAGCCCGAATGCCGAACGCTGGCGCGCAATGGGCCTGTCTACAACCCTTATCGCGAGCGGTCGGAGGATCGGCGGGATCAGCGGCTTGACGCGGCAGCTCAGCCACTTCCATCGGAATCGGTGGCACTGACGGGTAGCGTGGTCCAGCACGTGGAGCGGACCATGGGTAGCTTTCCTGAGTCGCCTCCGTTCCCAACCGATAGCTACATGACCACGGCGCCGGGACCGAACAAGCTATGACCAGCAGCGCCCGCGAAGTGCTGAAGTGGCTCGCTGTGCTGTTCATGACGTGCGACCACGTCGCCAAGGTCATCTACGGCGGCTATGTGCCAGGTCTCAGCGAGGCGGGCAGGGTGGCGTTCCCGCTGTTCGCGCTCGTGATGGCCTACAACCTCGCCCAGCGTGGCGCCGATGTGCTGAAGTCGGTGCGTAGGCTTGGCATGTGGGGCTTTATCGCGCAGCCAGTGCATGCCTTGGCCTTCGGTTACTGGTTGCCGTTGAACATCCTGCTTACGTTCGCCCTTTGCGCCGTGGCGGTCTATGCGGCATGTCAGCGCAGATGGGTTGTCCTGGCATTCGCCGCGGCGGTGCTTCCGCTGTTCGTGGATTACCAATGGGCAGGGGTAGGGTTCGTCCTACTGGCGTGGTGCGCCTTCAAGTGGCGCCAGTTCTGGCCGCTGGTGCCGGCATTCGGCGCGATCTGCTGGTTCAACGGCAACGTGTGGGCGCTGGCGGCGATCCCGGTCGCGCTGGTCCTGTCTCGGGCGGCGTGGTCGGTGCCACGTGGCCGGTGGGCCTTCTATGGCTACTACGTGGCGCACCTTGCATGCATCGGGTTGCTGGCGCCTATACTGCGGCCATGAACCTTCGCCGCTATCTCAATGTTCATTACTGGGTTGCCCGATGGATGGATCGGGCGTTCGCGCGTCAGCAGGCGCGCCAGAAGAGCTAAGCGCTCACGGGCAGGTTTCGCCCGGGATGTTCTCCCAGCCGCCTGGAATCCGCCGAAACGCAACGCCGCCGATGCAGCGGATTTCAGCCCGACGCTGACGGGCCTCCTGTTGGGCCTCACGTTCTGCTTGCTCTCGCCGGGCGCGGATTTCGGCCAGTAGCGCTTTTTTGTCGGCGATGGGTTCGGGCTGGGCGACTTTACCGACGCTGGTGGACGGAGTCGGCGTAGGCTGCGTTTGGAAGCGTGCGTTCCAGGCGTCACCAGTCCTCAAATGCAGCCAGATTCCTGCGCCGGCCATTCCCAGTAGCAGCACCGCCCACAGGCCGAGCCACGGAAACTCCCAGCGCGAGCGCGGGATGGGTTGTAGGTAATCCGGTCGTTCGCGTTCCATGCGGCCCCCAAGGCGTCCTGCGCGCATTCTAGCCGGGGTGTAGGGGCGGCGCCCCTACGGAAGCGCCTTACACGCGCTGGCGGCGTTTCGGCCCCGGTACCGGCAGGACTGCCGCTGGCGGCTCGGCGTCAGGGCCAGCCATCGCCACTGATGACCGCTTTTTCCGGCGCTGTGCCAGGGCATCGGAGAGGTTCACGACGCTGGCGGCGTTGAAGGACAAGGGTTTCCGGGGCTTGCCGATCGCGCGGCCGCTCTCCATCATCCGCCGCCATTCCTGTGCCTGCGCAGCAGTGAGCGAGAGCCAGGCCAGATCCTGCGGTTCCAGTTCACGGCCTTCGGGGGTGACCAGCCGGCCAGCCTTAAACGAAAAACCGGCCCAAGGGCCGGTCAGGTTCCGATCACGCACGATCAGGCTCCATGCCAGAGTAGGAGCCGAGGAGATGGCAAGAGCCGTGCCAGCCATCCCCGCAGCAGCTTGAACATAATATACATTATGCGAAATCACTTGCCCGTGGGATCTGGCCTTTCGTTGGCTTTGCATGGCAATGGCTGGTGTCGGCTTTTCCAATTCGTGTCCTTTTGCTTAGGATCGCCCCTTATTCATTTCATCGGGAATTTTGAGGCGCGAATGTTCGTTCCAAATATTCTTAGAGTGCTGACTGCCACAACGGAAACGCCCCAGATCCCACAGCTGTCCGCCCGTATTTCCCCACAAGGACGCCCGCGATTTCCAGATCTCCCCCAAAGATGCCCTTGATTCCTGGATCCGCACCTAAGACGCCCTCGATTTCTGGCTCCACATCCAGCTCGCCCTTGAGTTCCCAACTGCGCACCTGATCGGTCAGAGCTTGTCGCCTGCACTTCCCAGTTCCGCCAGTCGCGACATTGGTCGCAAGAACAATTAGACGAGATCTCGGGCCTGAACGTGCGAACAGTTCAGCGGGTTGAGCAGGACTACAACACCGCGACTTCCCTGGGTGACGCGCCACGCCCCGCTCCACCTGCTCAAGCGCGTCGCTCGCCCCCTGACCAAGCTTTGACCTTAACTGGGCGTCGGTGACTCCCTCCCGTTCTGGTCGGCATCTGGGCCTTGTAGCGGCTCAAGCGCTGAGCTATAACGCCTTAGCCAGTCGCTATAAAGCGCCGGTGTTGTGCCCGCATAGCCAATAGGCTCCGGGTGCCCGAGGTCCACCCAATGGGGGCACGGGAATCCTTCGATTCCGGAGCCATCCATGACCGCCAAACGCCGCAGATCCCTTCGCACTTCTGCCTTCTACGCCCAATCGGGCCGTTGCTTCTATTGCGGCCTGCCGATGTGGCTCACTGCACCCTCAGAGCTCGGGCTGAAGGCCAGTAAGGCCCGAGCCTTTCAATGCACCGCCGAGCACCTGGTGGCCCAACAGGACGGGGGCAGAGACGTGTCCGGGAACGTGGTGGCCGCGCATAGCCGGTGCAACCAGGGCAGGCACCAGCGGAAGGGACCAGCCCCTTCCGCTGAAGCGTTCCGGGCGCTGGTTCAGACGCGGCTGGCAATGGGGAGATGGTGGTCCCGACTGCCATCAGGGATTGCACGTGCTTCCGTATGGCCAATTGAATTGAATCTTTGCAAGGAATCGGCAGCTGCTTGCCTGATTCGCTAG